GACCCTTCACATATCAATTGGGCGCAGGGCCGATTTTGACACCTGAAGGTCTTGGAAATCGGGCTGTGGAATTCAAGGGTAAGCACTACATGGATGTTGGAACAGCACATCGTGTTGCTAAACCATTTGCTGAAGGTGATATTGTCGAAGGTGTAATTGCAGGTGTAACAAAGAAAACACGTGGTGGTCGTGATATCTTCAATGTCCAATTCACTTCAATTGAGAAAGAAGGTGAAGGTGAAGGACCTGCAAGTGCCGAATCATTGTCACTTTTGACCAAGGGTTATGCACCTGTTCTGATTCCTCATGATATTGATTTTGATGGTAAAGTGCTAAAAATCATGTTAGAAGATATTGATACTGTGGAATATAGTGTCAATGATTTCAATGGCGCATGGTATCTTAATGAGCCTGTTTGTGTTATGGGGGATTTGAAAAAGAGTAATTACTCATTCCAATTATCAGAAAGCCTTCGACCATTTTGGGGTCCTGTAGCGACTTTGATGCTAAAGGGGTATGTCGAAAAATTAGATGAAGAAGACGAAATAAATGTTGTACCGAAAAAAGTTGACCCAAAACGCATTAAACGAGAATCAGCAGGTGTTCTTGACCAAAAAGAAAGCAACATCCTTCTCAAACCGTCTATGGTTAAAGCATTGGAAATTGCTTTGCGAGCGTTAGATGTAATTTCTAAAGAAAAAATGTCTTGGTCAGGACCCAAAGGACTCGGTATTGATATGGCTACTCCTGTAGAATCACCAAGAGGACCAACTAATTTGAGAGATGAATCCACATTACCTGATTATGATATGCGCCCAAGACCCGGTGAAGACCCTGAAAAAGCAACGCCGGTTGATAAGAAAGGAAAACATAGACTCACTCATGCCAATTTGGAGTCAGATGAGGGTCAGTCTATCGTTTTTGACATTGAAGATGACCAACCAACTGTCAAATTCTCATGATGTGGATTCATATAGGTAAACAAAACCTCGTGTTGTTCAATGCTTGGCGAACTGCGTATGCGGAACCCTACCGAACTGACCCTTCTGAAGAGTGGGTCTGATTTGGTTGTCGCGGGTTACGCGAGCGTAGAATTAGTGGATAAGCAGGGCGACCTCATCACACGCGGGGCATTGAACGACGCTTTCAAGAAGTTCATGGCAACTCCCGAACACGCTAATGTTCAACTTGCACATTCTAACATTCAGGTAGGAACAGTAATTCCCTCCTATACAGATAATAACGGACGTATGTGGAAATCCGAAGTGGATGACACAGGTATGTTTGTTGTTGTGAAACTACGAAACGATATTGAGAAGGCACGAGAAGTGGCTTCAGAAATTCGTTCCGGCAACCTTACCGGTTTCTCAATTGGTGGACAAGCATTCAAGCGAATGCGAAAAAGTGACAAAGAACACGGTGACTACCAAGAAATCAGTAAACTTGAACTTCACGAAATTACAATTTGTGAAAAAGGGATTAATCCCGAAGCATCCTTTCGTATTTTGAAGGAGGACACCACTATGACAAACGATAACGTAATGGAACAAATGAATGATGTATTGACACGACTTGAAGGACGACTAGACTCTATGGAGAAAGGTCTTCCCCCTGCCTTCCTTGAAGGCAAAGATGATGGTCCAAAGGAGGACAAAGAAATGTCTGAAGAAAAAGATGAAAAAGATGACAAGAAAGATGATGACAAAGAAGAAAAGATGTATAACATGGAAAAGGGTAATGAATACAGCGATGTTATCACCGCAGAATATCTTTCATGGATGGAAAACACCCTCAAGAGTGCAGGTGTAGACACAGGTGCAGCACGACAGCACTTCGATGACTTGAACAAGGCACAACTTGGTGGGTTCGACAACCCTGATTCCGTTGATGGCGCAGATTACTTCGGTGGTCAAGTTCGCGGTCGCGGTCAAGACAAGGGTTCACCTTCAACCAACGCTATCAGTTCCGTCACTTCATCCGGCGGTAAGACCCCTGCGGGCGCTCTTGGCCCCGTGAAGAAGGGTTATTTGACAGCAGACACAGTATCTGATTCTGACATTGAGGCTGCATACGAAGTTTACAAGGCAGCAGCACAAGAGCAAAACTTCCGTGGTAATCTTGAGCAGCAATTCGCTTCTCGCTATCAGAATGAAGTTCAGGCTGCAATTCAGAAGGAAGAGCAGCAGCAATTCGATGCTCGCGGTCCACTTACTGAAATCAGCAAGGCTATCGAAGCACTCGGAGAGCGCATTGACAACATTTCAACTGAATCAAGCACAATGATTGCTAAGGCACACGGCCAAAGCACTGTTACAGTTCCATCCACCGAAGACCTCGCCCACATGAGTTGGGATGAGGTTCACCGACTCGCAGAAGAGTCGTTCCGAGGTGCATGAACACACAAAAAAATGAAAAATGGAGATGATGAATAATGGCACGAGACTACATTCGCACAGTAACTGACATGGAGCGCTATTTCTATGGCGCTGGAAATGCTATGGGCTACTCATACAGTGGTTCAGAACTACTCAAGGCTGACAGCCCAATGCTGTCCACAACTACCGGTATCTACCAAGCAATCTACGGACGCAAGGTATGGTCCCAACTAAACCAAGAATTCAATGCATTCAGCATTCTACCTAAGCGCCCGTGGGAGCGAAGTGGATGGAGAGTAATCACTTCACGACCTTCCTTCAGCGTTGGTGGTGGTGTTGCGGAGAATGCAACCCTACCGGACACAACCAAGCCTACCTTCCAGCACATCGCTGCAAAGCCCAAGACGATTGTTCACACATTCGATATGAGCGAAACAGCCATGTTCCTTGCTGACAAGGACGATGGACTTGGCGACATTCGCGCTGTCTTGAAGGAAGAGATGGGTAAGCACCACGCTGAACACATCAACAAGATGCTTCTTACAGATTCCGAAACACCCGCAGGTAACGACTTTGAATCACTCGACCGTGTTACAGGAAACGACGGTGGTTCATCCGGTGGACTAACATCTATGGAAACCGGTGGTTCCGCAGGTACTGACCACTGTGGTGCAGATGACCTTGATATCTACAGCATTGACCGAAGTGCAAACTCATGGTCGAACGCAGAAGTAAACTGTGGTGCAGACCGTGCAGCAGCACAACGCAGAACTCTTTCCCTTGACCACTTGGACACTTTGTTCCAACAGACTTGGGAACGTGGTGGTAACCCCAAGGTTATCCTAACAGGCTATGACACACTAATGCGTCTACAGCAACTATTGCAAAGCCAACAGCGATTTATGGAAGAGAAGCGTGTCACGCCAACCTACAACGGTGTGAAGGGTGTACCCGGTCTTGAGGCCGGTTTCATCGTTGCAACATACAACGGTGTCCCAATCATCCCAAGCAAGGACGTTCAGAAGGACGGTCTAAGTCGAATGTATTTCCTCGACACTGACTACCTCTACTTCAGCACAGCAATTCCAACCCAATACTTTGAGAGCGGTATTGAAACCGGCGACCCATTCGCCATCAACCGCCTCGGACAAGAGGGAATGTATCGCTCAATGGGCGAACTATGGACTACTTTCTTCGGAGGTCAGGGTTCAATCCGTGACCTTAAGTGAGGAATACACAAAAAAAAATGAAAAATGGAGATGATGAATTATGGGAGCAGAAACACTTGATGACCAACTTGGCTTGAAATATGTTTGGACAAACAGCACAACGACACCTGAAGTGCCTATTGTTCGATTGGACTTGGATATGCGAGCGGGAACTGTAAATACAAACTTGCAAAGTTCAACAGCATGGCAAGATGGCGGTGCAGCAGCCGGTTCATACCCCGGTGCAATCACCGGTTTTACCGCAAAGAATGCTAACACAACTAACGCAACAGGAAGTCTACGAATGGTAATTCTACAGGTTGATTTGAAACACGCTTCGGCAACAACTTTGGATATTTCGGCATCCACAAACGACCCTGCGAGTTTCACAGAAATTGTAGGAATTGTCGGACACACCGGAACAGCAACAGGTTGTAAGGCTGTTTTGACCGATGCTGATACAGTCACAATTACACCTGAAGCAGTTCTTGATGGATTCCAAATCACACTATTGGTTCAGTGAGGTGGTTTAACTGCCTATTGTGACCTATCTTGGGCCATCATATAGCGTGTCCCTCGACGGACCAGCACCACGAATTCGTGGTGAGTCCAACGAGGTGTCACAGGAATGGCTCAATAAATGGCGTGTTCGTTTAGACCCCGCAAATTGGCTTATTGAGGGTGATGAAGAAACACCTTCTGTTGATGAGGGTAACGACGGTATTCCCGATGCTGGTTGGAATCGAAAAGACATTCTCAAATGGCTTGCATCAAACGGTGTTACACCAAATGGTTACACAGCAAAGGGTCGCGCCCTTGAGTTGGTAGCCGAATTCCTAAATCCGACTCTTGGCGAGGAACAGATTCAAGTAGAAGAGGCTCTTGTCGAGGAACATTCACAAGGAGATGATGAATAATGGCAATAACAATAGACTCAAGACCGCACGTAATTGGTGACTTGGTAATCGT